CAATAGTTGATTTGGTGAGCAAATACTGCCCACATGAAAACCTAATCATGATGGGTGGTGTTGCAATGAATTGCGTTGCCAACACTAAGGTAGCGGAACTTGGAAAAAACATTTGGATTATGCCAAGCCCTGGGGATGCAGGTTCATCTTTAGGAGCGGCGGCTTTGGCATATGGTAATAAATTAAATTGGGTAGACCCCTACCTTGGAACGGAGATTAAAAATGAAATCAAAATTAAAAATGTTATTAAAACTCTTCTCAGTGATGGGTATTGTGGTATTGCAAATGGTCATGCTGAGTTTGGCGCTCGTTCCCTTGGTAATCGTAGCCTTATTGCTGACCCTAGACTCGATATTAAAGACACTATTAACGAAGTTAAGCGTAGACAAAAATTTCGACCCTTTGCACCTTCTATCTTGGAAGAATTTGCTGATGAATATTTCGAAGGACAGATGAATGAGTACATGCAGTTTGTCGCTAAGGCAAAGCATGATCATAAGTCAGTAACTCACGTAGATGGAACTGCAAGGGTACAGATTGTCAGAAAAGACTGTAAATCTGTTTTGAGAACAATTCTTGAGGAATGGCATGATGAGACTGGTTGTCCAATGCTTTTGAACACAAGCCTAAATATAAAAGGTCAGCCAATGGTTGATACATGGGAACATGCTCTTGAGTTTCAAAGGAAATATAATGTCAAAGTCTTCTAAGTATATTTTAGCTGCTGGGTGTAGTTTTACTGATCCTAATTTTAAGTCTATACCTCACCCATATATGGATACATCCTTTCCTAAATGGCCTGAGATACTAGGAGAGTATCTTGATTTGGATGTGGTAAATATTGGACGTTGTGGTGTTGGGAACGATTACATTTCTCGTAAGGTAATAACTCACATACTGAAGAATCACGAAAAAATAGAGTTAGTTGTGATAGGATGGTCAGAAATACAGAGATTTCACATTTACGATGAATTAGTTCTTAATCCACATAGCCATATTTCAAACCCTGAGCGGAAACTGACTTTTCACGCAGAACCCGCCAAACCACTTTTTAAATATTTGTATAAAAGATACTTGATAGATCACCACTACAACTCAGGACATGGAAATCTATTCATTTGGCAGGTAAAGGATTGGTTTGACCAGATGTTTCAAGTACAAGAAATATGTAAAAAGTTTAATATTAAGTTTATAATGTCAAGCCTATGCGGTTGTATAGAAATAGAAAGATATATGAACGCATCAAACACAGTCGAGGGACATTTCACCTTTACTTCTATCCAGTGGGCATTGATGTTTGGTAAAACCGAAGGATTATACGATTTAGACAACAATCATTATTGGGGATATCCATTTATACAAGCAATGGGTGGCAAAGGTATGGATCAAAATATACCAAAGTCGCATAGAATATCAGATTCAGACATGCACCCCAACGAATTAGGACACGAATTAATAGCGAGAAATTACTATGAACAGTATGCAAAAGTTTATTCTTAAGTTAAAATTCAAACTGATGATTCTTAAGATGCGAATAAAACCGCAAAAAACAGAAGCCGATAACTATAAGGGGTACATTTATGAAGAAGACGAAGATTAAATATGTGTTTGACGTAGACGGTACATTGACTCCTAGTAGGGGAAGAATGAACAAACACTTTGCAGTGTGGTTTAGTAAATTTTGCGAACATAATGATGTATACTTAGTTACTGGTAGTGATAAACCCAAGACTGTAGAACAAGTTGGTGCATACATCTATCATGCATGTAAGCGAGTGTATAATTGTTCTGGTAATGACGTATATGAGCGTGACCAAAACTTGAGAAGAAACGAATGGAAGTTACCAGAACTAGCAAGAACATTCCTTATTAGCTGTGAATACGAAAGTGGTTTTGGTTTGCGTACAGGAAAACATATTGAAGAACGTCCTGGATGTGTAAACTTTAGTGTAGTTGGCAGAAATGCTACTAAGAAGAATCGTGCTGAGTATGTCTTGTGGGACAAGAAAACTAATGAACGTTCCAATATAGCAAACGCATTTAACATGATGTTCCCAGACCTACAAGCTAACGTTGGTGGAGAGACTGGAATAGATATAGCTCCAAAAGGTGCAGACAAATCACAAATTCTAACTGACTTCAAAGGTGCTGAAGTCTATTTCTTTGGAGATGCAATGGATGAGGGTGGTAACGATTATGCTTTGAAAATTGCGAATAAATACGGTAAGAACTTCACAGTCAAAGACTGGAAGGACACATGGGATAAACTTAAAGAATTAGGAGAGTAATATGTTTACGATTGAAATGGATTGGGACGAAACTGCATTGACCATACTAGATTCGACAGGAAACCACGAAGATGTTCAATTCCTGATTTATGATGATGTTGCTTATATTCGTCAGTGGGATCAAGATGGTGGCGGCTATTCTCTTATCGAAATGTCACCAGAACAATTTAATGAAATGAATGCGGCAATGCACTTACCAGAAGGTGCTTATTTAATGGGGTCAAACGATGATTGATATTTACGGAACACCAACATGTTCATTCTGTGTTAGGGCTAAGAAACTATGTGAGCGTATGGGACTTAAGTACGAATACAAAGATATCACCTACACCAAGTATAAAGATGAACTTGACAATTTGCTCACTGAAGGGTATAATACTGTACCACAAGTATTCCGTTATGGAAAACTTATTGGTGGGTATAGCGAATTAGCCAAAGAACTTGAAGACACTTCTGGTGGATTTGGTGATGGAAAACTATAAAGGAGATATATTATGAAAACAACTATGGTTGATCCACCAAGTGGATGGAAGTATGGCTTCCCAAAAGCGTTACCAAATCCTCTGCCCCAACCTTGGAGCCTAACCCTTTGGTTGATTTCTGAGGGTTACCCAGAGATTGAACTGGCGAAGCATGGCGATTTCTTTCAATATGTGAGACAATGGGAGATTGATGTGGAAGATGACAACATGGACAATGTGGCTAGGAGAGGTTATGATTGATCTTGATGATGTAACTCGTGTAGAGGTTATTGATAACAACGGAAGAACATACACAAAAAATAACGTTGAGCGTGTATGGCTTTCGTTGCAAGATGATAATCGAACTCTAAAGGTCATGGTAACCTTTGAGGATGAAGAGGAAATATGCATTGACTGAGGTATGGACACTCGTTCTTATTAATATAATGCTTAGCTCATCATCTGGGCTTCATGAGCCTTTAGTAGAAGGATATTGGACTTTCGACACAATGATGGAGTGTTTCGAAGCACGATCTATCCTTGGGTTGCAGATCAGTGGAGAGCATGGAACATTTCCTAAAGGTAGCCAAGCAGTCTGTATTCCAAGGGTTGTCGAACCAACATAAATAACTTCATAACATCATGGAGTTTATATTATGTGGCACTACAAAGGCAAAGAGTTTACGTCTGAGATGATCGGTGATTACATTGGGTTTGTTTATCTTATTACAGACAAATCTAATGATAAGAAATACGTTGGAAAGAAACTACTTAGGTCTGTTCGCAAGCTCCCCCCTCTAAAGGGATATAAGCGTAAGCGTACTGTTATAAAAGAGTCGGATTGGAAAACCTATTACGGTTCTTCTGAGGCTGTACAGCTTATGCTTGAAGAAAAAGGTGCTGATAATTTCCATAGAGAGATACTAACTCTATGCATGAAAAAAGGCGAACTTGGCTACCTTGAAGCCAAATACCAGTTCGAGCATGACGTACTACTACGTGATGACTACTATAACGGTATTATCAACTGCAAAATTCATCGTAGTCACGTAAAAGACTTGACATTTCTAATAGAGTAGTGTATTCTGTTAGAAATTGTAGGAGTCGTGGTAACATGAAAATTCAAAGAAAAAGTGCGTACAGCGGAAAAGTTCGTTCTAAAGATATACCAGTAGACCCACAAGACTGGGCTTTATACCAAACAGGGTCGGTTTGTGTTAGCGAAGCTATGCCTTATCTTTCAGATGCAGACCGTGATTTTATCCTATCTGGTATTGTAGATGGGGAATGGGAAGAAGCATTTAAAGAAGAAAGTGATACTGCATGATTATATTATTCAACGGACCGCCAGCATCAGGCAAAGATTGCGCGGCTGATTATTTTAAAAATAAAGGATACAAACACCTTTCCTTCAAGTATCAATTGTTCAAAGAAACTTTTAAGTATTTTGATGTAAGCGAAAAATGGTTCATGACTGATTACGACAATCGTACTGTTAAGGAACATCCATCTCTTCATCTTGGTGGGTTCTCTCGACGTGAAGCTATGATCCATGTATCAGAAAATGTTATCAAACCAAAACGTGGGCTAGACTACTTTGGTAAAATGGTGGCAGAAGAGATAGAACCCAATAAGGACTATGTAATATCTGATGGTGGGTTCTCACATGAGTTATTTCCTATCATAAATAAAATTGGCGCTAAGAATTTCGTACTTGTACAGCTTGTACGTGATAAATGTGATTACTCCACTGACAGTCGTAGATACTTTAATGGTAATATTGTAGGAGAGCATGTAAATTCTCACAAGACTGACATTGACAATAAATACATGCAAGATTACAAGTTTGATGTAAGAACACATAGAGTACACAATAACGGAACAGTCGAAGACTTAAATAACGTACTTAGAAAAATATATGAAGAGGAAGCAAATGTCAGAGTCAAAGAAGGGGCGTAATGCCAAGCCTAGTGTGAAGGCAAATGCTCCCAAGTCGATATTCTATGAGAACCCATATGATGTCGAAACCTTCTTCGAAGGGCTTCAAATAGCGGCACAGCATGATAAAGAACTGCACTATGTAGATCGTTTCATTGCTAACTTAAGATTAGACCCACTCCAAGACGCAACGGATGTGGTGTTCAAAGTTCTAAACAAAGACTTGGACTTAGTTAAGTTTGTGCCTAAGTAGTAAGTGACGATAAAAAATAAGAAAGATATATTATGGAAACTATCAATCAAGCATACAAAGATGGCATCATTGCCAACCTAAAAGAAAGAACTTGTGAGGTAACCTTCACCAAGAAAAGTGGTGATGTTCGCGTGATGCAATGCACACTTTTAGCAAGTGCATTACCACCTGCACAAAAAGACGAACCCATTACACAGAAAAAAGTTCGCGCCGTGAACGAAGAAGTTTGCGTGGTGTATGATGTGAAGGCTCCTGGTTGGCGTTCATTTCGTTGGGATTCTGTAACAGATTTTAAACTTTTATAATTCGGAGAAATAACAATGAGCATGATTCATAAAGGACATATTGTCGAAAGCGAACAATCTAAGAACGCTAACGGTGGCACAGAAATGATGCGCAAGCGCTTACTGGACAACGTGGATTTTGATCTGTTGGGTGATGTAGCTATCCACTTCTCAAGGCCACGGCACGTGCCAGCAGATGTCGAGAAGAATATTCTATACTGCCATGATCTAGCACAAGACCCAGAAAATGCTGTTTTGCGCAATGAAAAATGGAAGCAATTTGATCATTTCGTTTTTGTTTCTCAGTGGCAACGTGATCAATACAATGGGATGTATGGCATTCCACATTCTAAGTGTTCAGTCATTCAGAACGCCGTAGAGACGGTCTACGAGGCACGTGAGAAACCGACTGAACAAATTCGGTTTATTTACCATACAACGCCTCACAGAGGCTTAGAATTGCTATATCCAGTATTTGATGCGCTGACTAAGGTACATGATAATATTCACCTAGACGTTTTTTCTTCTTTTTCTATCTATGGGTGGGAACAAAGGGACGAACCATACCGTGAATTGTTTATGAATTTGACAGATCACCCCAACATTACGTATCATGGCGCACAGCCTAATAGCGTAGTTCTTGATGCATTACTAAAAAGTCATGTCTTCCTGTATCCTAATATTTGGCAAGAGACGTCCTGTATCGCAATGATTGAAGCTATCCGTTCTGGTGTGCTTTGTGTGCATCCTAATCTTGGTGCTTTGAGCGAGACAACCGCCAATTCTACCATCATGTATAACTACAACGAAAATAAATCTGATCATGCTAATATTGCGTATGCATATGCCAAGCAAGTTCTTGACATTCAAAAGGATGATCCAACATTCATCAGCAGAATGACTAATAACCAAAAGTCGCAGTTGTACCCACACACTATTGAAATTTTCAAAAGCAACTGGACAAAGTTGTTGTTAGAATTGAGAGCTAATGGCTGATATTATAGAGTTTCCCAAGCAAAAAAGGCTTGGGACGCCACCCCAAAATGAAGATGAACTTGCTGACCAAGTAGCAGATTTCAGATATGGGTTGGCTGATCAAGTTTCAGAACTAATATGGCAAAGTGTATTAACTGAACTCATTAGAAGTGGTTGTGATTTTGGTGACGAACCATCAGAATACTTCCCTTCCATAGTTCTTGTTTTAGAAACAATAAAGTCACTACATCTACTAAGCCAAGGATTGCACCATCCACTACAAGACTTTGCGAATGATGCGATAGATTTAGACGAATATCACGAAGAGGTAGATAAAATACTTGACAATGAGGAAGATATAGATTAGAATGATCTATAAACAAAACAAAGAGAAATATAATGGCAATACTAATGGACTTCAATCAGGTTATCCTTGCTTCGCTTTTCCAAGCAGTAGGTAACCATACGAACATAGACATTGATGAAAACGTCATTCGTCATATGTTCTTAAACTCAGTACGGATGAACCGAAAGAAATTTCACCACGAATATGGCGAGATAATCATTTGCGCTGATGGCAAAAACACATGGAGACGCGAGGCGTATCCGTACTATAAAGCTAATCGCAAAAAGACGCGAGATAAATCTGATCTTGATTGGAATAGTGTTTTTAATATTATGAACATTATCCGTGATGAGATGAGAGAATTCTTTCCGTATAAGGTAATCCATATTGATCACTGTGAAGCAGATGACATTATCGGTACTATTATTCACAATGAAGGCACAGAGATGAACACAGGCGCTGAAAAGTACCTTGTACTGTCTGCTGATAAAGACTTTATTCAACTACAGACGTATGCGAATGTTGATCAATATGATCCTATCCGTAAGCGTTGGTTGAGTGACAATAACCCCACGCAGTTCCTTGAGGAACATATCATCAAAGGTGATAGCGGTGATGGTGTACCAAATATCCTATCGCCTGACAATTGTTTGGCTGTTGGAGAACGACAGAAGCCTATGACACAGAAGCGTATGGCTTTGTATAAAGGCACTAGTGAGAATATGGATGAGGAAACTATCGCAAGATACAATCGCAATAAAAAGATGATTGACTTGAATGAAGTACCTCAGAACTATAAAGATATGATCATGGTTGAATATACACAAGAAGAAACCGTTGGACGCTCAAAATTGTTCAACTTCTTTATTACCAAGAAACTAAAAAACTTAGTTTCAGATATACAGGACTTTTAAAATGGCAGTAAGACGATCTATTTCTGAAATCGTAAACCACTTAGCAACGATCAAATCTAAAGATGATAAGATTGCTTGGTTGCGTGAAAATGACAGCCAACCGTTGCGAGTTGTGCTAAAGAATATATATGATGTAGGGGTAAAGTTTTTGATACCAAATACACCACCACCTTGGAAATATAATGAGTATGAAGATGAGGCTAAGGCACTGTTATATACAGAAGCACGAAGACTTAGAATATTTGTTGAAGGTGGCGGTTATGACAATCTGAAGCCAATGAAACGTGAACAGTTGTTCATCAGTTTGTTGGAAGACGTTGACAATGATGATGCTAATCTATTGGCAAACCACATGATAACACAGAAGCCTGTTAAAGGGCTTACAAAGAAAACCTTAATGGAAGCATTTCCAGAATTAATCGAAGAGTAAGAAAAAACTATGGCAAAGACCTTTAAAAGATTCCGTGAAGATTATGATGAAGAATGGGGAACAGGTGATGATTCAGTTGATGACAAAGAGTATCGGATGAAACAACGCCGTGATCGAAAGCGACTGAAGCGTGAGGAAAAGAACGCAAACCTTTCCACAACCAAAGAAGAATAACTGAAAGATATATATTATGATGATGAATGAAAAAGTAATAATGGTAGACTGTGATGGTGTGCTATTAGAATGGACGTACAGCTTCTTTAGATGGATGGATAAACAGGGATACAAGCCTGTAGACCCAACCATCTCGACATACTGCATGGGTGCTACGTTTGGTATCACTCCAGAGAAGGCACATGGACTAATTGAGTATTTCAACCAGTCGGCGGCTATTGGATGGCTAACACCATTCCGTGATGCTGTT